ACGAACCGCGTTCACTTCTTCTCTCAGAAGATTCCGAGACAGAAGCCGCAGTTCGATGACGACCGGAACTTGCTGGATAGCACGTTGCGCCCAGATCCGGGTGCGATGCAGGGCAGCGTAACTTTTGCGTTCGCTGACGCGGTTGGGGCTCTGACAGGAGCCGGCGCACTCGTTGGCTTCGTAACGTGGGCGTTCGGCGCGGTTGGTTCGCTCAACGGCAACGCACCACTGATCGGCGCGATCAGCTTGGTCTTCACCGAAGTCGGTACGCTTACCGGCGACGGTGCGTTGATCAGCACAACGTCATTCGCGTTCACGAACACTGGCGCACTGACCGGTGCAGGAGCAATGCAGGGCTCTGTGAACTTCGCGTTCACGGAATCCGGCGCACTGGCTGGCTCAGGCACAGCGCTGATGCTCGGCAACGTGAACTTCGCGTTCAGTCCGCTGGGCAGCTTCGAGCAAGTCTCAACACGTGGCCGCGGCGGCGACGACGCGCCGAGACGCAAGCACAAGAACACGCGGGACCGCGGGTTCGATGAAGCAGCAGCCCAGCGCAAGCGAGCGGCAGAAGAAGCTCTCACGGAGGACATCCGTAAGCTTTACCGCAAGATCGTGCTTGGTGAAGAACCGGCACTTGCGGAGCGCGCTGAAGAGATCGTTTCGAAAGTTGTTGCCAGAGTCCCAATCGCGGAACGCTCGGAGCGTGTAGAACGCCAGATCGCAGTCTTGAAGGGGCTTGCAGTTGAAGACGAAATTGCGCTTCGACTGGTCAACGAAGAGTTTGAAGAAGCGGAAAAGAAAAAGAAGGCATTCCGCGCCGAGTACATGCGTCGAATTCAACTTATCTTGGATGCGGTGGCCTAAATGCCTTTGTACGAATTTGAATGTAAGAAGTGTCATGCAATGGGGGAGTTCTATTCCTCCATTGCTGACCGCCACAAGACACCTAAGTGTCGCTGTGGTGGAAAGACCCAACTGGTCATCAGTCCGGTAATGGGTCGTGTGATGTTTCCGGCAGCCGGTGGCCAAGAGTATATCAGCCCGGCATCCGGCAAAGCGATCACGAGCGCGAAGGCGCGGCGTGATGATCTCGCACGCACGGGATGCAGACCCTACGAAGGGTTTCAGCAGGAATCGAAGGAAGCTGCGCGACGCGTAGCGGCCGACGAGAAAAAGAGCGATGAAAAGTTGGAGGCTTCCGTTCGGAAAGCCTACCACCAATTGAGCCCAGAAAAAAGACGTCACCTTGACGGTTAACCGGATAACTTCGGGAGAAAAACAATGAGCGAATTTGAAGGCACCAGCACAGGTGCCGGTAGCGTTATCGACCTGACAACTTCATCGGACACATCGCCTGACAGCGTGATTCCGACACAGACTGCACCAACTGAACATGTCGTCACACCGGAGAACCCGGTAACCCCGGCCGCAAAGCCGAAGACGATGGAAGACAGCATCCGGAGCAAGTTCCGCGAGCTGACAAAGCCACAGACGATCAGAGCCCCCGATGGGAAGTTCGCGAAAGTGGGCGACCTTGGCGGTGAGGCACTGACTCAAGAGCCAGTAGCCCCTGTAGAGGATAATTCGGAAGTATCCCCCGTAGAGGATATCGCCGCACCGGTAGAGGAAGAAAAACCGGCGGTCGTAGAGCCGACAGAAAAGGTTCCGACCTCTTGGCGCAAAGACGTCCAAGCAAAGTGGGCGGCAGTCGATCCGGAAGTCCGAAAGGAAATCGTCCGGCGCGAGGCTGACTTCCACAAGGGACTCGAAACATACAAGGGTTGGGCGGACGTGGGCCAGAAGCTTCACTCCGAGATCCAGCCATACGAAGCGATGATCCGTGCCGCGGGCACAACCCCGCAAGTGCTGATCAAAGACATGTTCAACACGATGTACCAGCTCAAGACCGGTTCGCCGGAATTGAAGACTGCGGTCGCGATGAACATTCTGAAAGAATACGGGATCGCTCTGCCAGACCTACAGGTCGCGGCGGAGAAGCTTGAAGCGGGAGAGCCGCTTGTCGATCCACAAGTTCAGTCGTTGCAGACTCAACTTGCCGAGCTGAAGAAAACTATTGAAGAGCAAAGCCAGAACACTCTGCGGTCAGAATTCGCAGAGGTAGTGTCGGAAACCCAGAAGTTCGCGCAAGCGCCGGGCCACGAACACTACGAACTCGTACGCGAGGAAATGGCAGCTCTACTTGAATCTGGTGTGAGTACGTCACTACAGGAGGCTTATGACAAAGCCATCTGGGCGCACCCACAGGTACGCGAACAGTTGCTCGCTAAACAGCGGGAGACCGAACGCAAACTGGCAGTGGATAAAGCCGCTGCCGCCAAGAAAGCCGCATCAACGAATGTGCAGCGAAAGGGAACACTCCCCAGCGCACCCGTGGTGGGCACAATGGACGACACTATCCGCCAAACACTGAGAAAAATTCAGTCGCGCGGTGGGTGAGTCTTCTCTTTTTCCCATCAACAATAAGGTATAACAACAAATGCCATCACCGGGCCAAAGTACGTTGTTCAACACCTTCACGGAACTTGCATCGACAGCGTATCGCAATCACTCCAGTGAAGTTACGGACAACGTATCGAAGCACAATGCGCTATACCGTCGCCTGACCAAGAAAGGTCGGGTCCGTATGGAAGACGGCGGTATTTCTATTGTGCAGCCACTGGATTATGCTGAAAACAGCACTTACCAGCGGTACAGCGGTTTCGATCCTTTGAACGTGCAAGCGTCAGACGTCCTATCGGCGGCTGAATTCGCATGGCGTCAGGTTGCGGTTAACGTCGCAGCTTCGGGTCTCGAAATTCGTTCAAACAGCGGCGAAAACCGCATCGTCAATTTCGTCAAGGCTAAGGTCAAGAACGCTCAAAGAACGTTCGCGAACGGCTTGTCGGGTGACTTCTACAGCAACGGATCAGCAACAAACCAGATCGGTGGCATCCAGCTACTTGTCTCGGACGCTGGTACGGGCAACGTAGGTGGTATCGACAGCTCAGTCTTCACGTTCTGGAAGAACACAGTTCAGTCAGCGGCAGCCCCGTTGATTGGTTCTGCGATCACGCCAAGTGCGACAACGATGGAACTCTTCTTCGGCCAGCTCTACAACTTCCTCACACGGGGAACAGATCAGCCGGACCTCATCGTCTCAGCGCTTGACTACTTCACGTTCTACGAAACGTCGCAGACAAGCATCAAGCGTTACTCGTCAGACGAGTCAGCGCAGGGTGGTTTCATCAGCCTCAAGTACAAGAACGCGGACGTTGTGTTCGACACAACCGCGTCTGGTATCCCGGCTGCTCACGCTTACTTCCTCAACACGGACTACTTCGAATTGGTTGCCCATCAGGACGCCAACATGGAGATCATGCCGGAGTTGCGCAGCGTGAACCAAGACGCCATCGTGATCCCGATTCTGTTTCAGGGCAACCTCGTTGTGAGCAACCGTTCACTTCAGGGCGTGGCCAAGGCATAAGAGGTAAAATCACATGGCATACGTAATCACGGAACCACGGGCTGGCATGCAACCCCTTTCGGTTACCGAAACAGTCCAGAAGCATGCTCTGGGCACCATCGTTCGTGGCGAAGACAACACAGGTCTTGGCGCGGGCGAATTCATCTACCTGAAGGGCGTTGCCTCAACGGTAGTTGGGTCATTGGTTGTATACGATCAGTTCCTCGGCACAACTACTTTAGCTCCGGCTACGGGTGGTAAGGGCTCAGTAGCGGTCGCGATGTCAGCCAACGTTCTCAACCAGTTCGGTTGGTACCAGATCGCTGGTGCCGCGGCCGTCAAGGCTCCGAACGCGATGACTGTAAACGCGGAAGTCTTCATGCTGGCGGCAACACCGGGCAGCGTGGACGATGCGCAGGTTAACGGCGAGCAGGTTGTAAACGCAACCGTCTCTACGACAACCGGCACACCGGGCTCTGGTCTTGGAGTGATCCAGATCAACCGTCCGTTCCTACAGGGACAGATCGTCTAACGGCGACAACAAAAACAAGCCCAGACAACTGGGCCTTTTGGGCCGGGGGAGCAATTCCCCCGGTCTTTTCAGACCGTCTTGATTCAGGGCGGTGCGAGAAGACCATCAACCAAACAGAGGGATAACTTCCTATGCCGGTATCACTGCAAGGCGGGCAACCGCGTCCTCCATACGTCACTTTCGAAGAACGGGCTCTTGAAGACCGTAACAAATCGTTGGCCGAAGGACGAATGATGTACCGTTCCGTGGACTTCGCGATTATTCGCCCCATCGGATCGAAAGACACAGTCGAAGTGGAAGCACTTATCTGGCTCGAAACTCTCGACAAAGATCCGAACATGCTTCCCGAATGGGCAGCCAAGTTCAAGTCGATGTACGCACTCTGGAAGGCCGGTCAGGAACCGACACCCGACGGCACGCATGTAACGCAGTGGCCAGCAATCAGCAAGGCGCAAGCCCAGCTTCTTATCAGCGCGGATATCCGCACCGTGGAAGACTTAGCGCAGGCGAACGAACAAGGATTGGTTCGCGTGGGCATGGGTTCCCGGGAACTTCAAAATAAAGCACGTGCGTGGCTGGAGTCAGCCAAGGACACGGGCCGGGCAGCCGAAGAACTGATCACGCTTCGTGCGCAGAACAAAGCCAACGAAGACAAAATCAAATCGCAGGACGAAGTAATCGCGCGACTTGTCGCGAACGTTGAGCAGCTACAGAGCGTACTCAGCACGAAGAAGTTCGAAGATGCGATGAAACCGCAGGAATTCATCTAAGTGGCAAGTCAGTCAATTTTGGACATCGTACGCGCGGTAACTGGACGGATCGGTCTCGAACGTCCCGGCAGCGCTACAGGTTCTTCCGACAACCAAGTGCAGCAGCTCGTTGCGCTGGCGAACGAAGAAGGTCAAGAATTGGCTGACCGCTACCCGTGGCAAGCACTGATCCGCGAAAAGACATTCACGACAGTAGCCGCGGAAAGCCAAGGTCTGTTGGTCGGTGGAACTATCCTCACTCCGGCGGACGGCTTCAAGTACATCGTCAACGACACGGTTTGGGACCGCTCAATGCAGTACCAACTGCAAGCATCCAGTCCCGCTCGTTGGCAGGCAGACAAGGGCTTCACGACTGTGGGGCCGTACGCTCGTTTCCGTATCCGTGCAGGCGTGCTGCTTCTGAACCCGGCGCCGGGCGCAGGGCAATCGCTTGCTTTCGAATACATGTCAGACAACTGGGTCTCGAACCAAGCTGGCGACACGTTCTCTCCGGCGTTCACGCAGGATGCCGATTACCCACTCCTCGACTCCCGACTGATTGCAGCCGGACTGCTGTGGAGATGGAAAGCGGCCAAGGGACTGGAGTACGCAGAAGATTACAACAAGTACGAACGCATGGTGCTGGACGCAACAGTCCGCGACGGTAGCAAGAGTGCGGTTTCCATGAATGGACCGGACAACGCTACGTTTGGACCGTACGTGGTAGTCCCGAGCGGTAACTGGAATCAGTAATGCGCATCCCGGCCCGCACTAAGGCCAACCGCGCCCAAGTTTCGCAACCTCGCAGCGTCCCCGCGCCGGTCAACGGCTGGAACGCGCGCGATTCGATTGCGGAGATGAAGCCGGGCGATGCTTACCGACTGGAGAACTGGTTCCCGACTTCGGCTGACGTCATGCTCCGCAAGGGCATGGTCGTTCACGCATCCGGACTGGGCGCACAAGTTGAAACACTTGCTGTGTACCGTCCGCCTACCGGCAGCCACAAGATGTTCGGCTTTGCTGGTACCAACGCTTATGACTGCACCGCAGTCGGCGCGGTCGGTGCCGCCGTCGTTACCAGTTTGACTGGGGCGCGCTGGGAGCATATCAACTTCACCACTGCCGGCGGCAACTTCATGCTGCTGGTGAACGGGCTTGATTCGCTCCGTCTATACGACGGCACCACTTGGACCGCCATCACCGGCGCCTCTTCTCCAGCGATCACTGGTGTGACTACATCGACGCTGGCGAACATCAACGTATTCAAAGAACGCATCTGGTTCGTCCAAGCTGGCACCCTTGATGCGTGGTACTTGCCATCCGGCGCAATCGCTGGGGCGGCTACGAAGTTTGCCTTGGGCTCCGTCTTCAAACGCGGAGGATTCCTCATGGCAATGGGGACATGGACTATTGACGGTGGCAACGGCGTAGACGACTTGGCGGTATTCATCACCAGTCAAGGCGAAGTCGCCGTATACCAAGGCACCAATCCGGCGTTCTCCGACTCGTGGTCTCTTGTCGGCATCTTCAACATCGGTGCGCCTATCGGCCGTCGGTGCTTTGCGAAGTACGCGGGCGACCTTTTGATCATCACGAAGGACGGCGTTGTGCCGGCTTCGAAGGCTCTTATCGGTGGCCGCACTACCGGCGCTATCGCGCTGAGCGACCGCATCTCCGGCGCGCTTACAAACGCAGCCACGCTCTACAGCGGAAACTTTGGCTGGCAACTGACACAGTTCGCGGACGGCGGCATGCTGATCCTGAACGTGCCGGTGTCAATCGGGCTGCAAGAGCAGTACGTCATGAACAGCACCACTGGCGCATGGGCCCAGTTCACTGGTTGGCATGCGAACTGTTTCGCGGTCCTGAACGAGCAACTGTATTTCGGCGAAAACGGATTCGTCCCTCACGCGTGGTCCGGCACGAACGACCTTGGTGCCAACATCGTTGCTGACATGGTCGGCGCATTCGACTACCTCGGAGCGCGCGACGGCCTCAAGCAGATGACCATGCTGCGTCCGATCATCGGTTGGGACTCAAACCCTGCCGAGTTCTTGGCTGGCGTGGACGTCGATTTCGTCGTCAAGGCTCCATCCGGAGTCATCGCCTTCCCGACAACCGGTGCGGGCGTGTGGGACGTAGGCGAATGGGACACTGCCATTTGGGGCGGCGATCTTTCATTCAACCGTAATTGTTACACAGTCTTCGGCGTGGGCTACGCATTCGC